TGGGGGAACTATCGCCAGATATCGCACCGATATCGAAGCATTGCCACGAAGCGCTGCTCCCAGCAGAATCACCGTCATGAGCGATATCACTCATCACTTTGCGGCTGGTCTGTACGCGAAACAGCATACCCTCGAGCTGGATGAGGTGGCTGAGAAGCATGTTCACAGTCACGATCACTTGAGCATCCTGGCGGCTGGGTGTGTCATCGTTGATGTGGACGGTCAGTCTGACATTTACGGTGCGCCTGCTTGCATCGTCATCAAGGCCGGGAAGAAGCACAAGATCACCGGGTTGATGAAGAGCGTCTGGTTCTGCATCCATGCGACAGACGATACTGATCCTGACCACATTGATCACGTTTTGACCGGGGATTGAAATGGCATTGATTTCCGCAGCAATATTATTCGGATCTGCGGCGATGGCGAACGAAGCGCGGAAAGCGCGGAAGTCTGCAAGCGAATCGCAGGTTCAGCAGTTGGCTCAACAGGCCAAAGACGCAGAGCGAATGCGTCAGGCAATCGATGCTCAGACCGCAGCCTATGCCAGGACAGGCGCATCGCTCGAGCAGCAGGCAGAGACTGCCAAGCGTTCTTTCGAGGCCAGCCAGTCACAGTACGCTGAGAACAAGCTGATGATGGAGCGCCAGGCCGAGGAAGTCAGGAAGGCGACAGACGAGGAACGGCGCAAGGCGGCACAGTCCGAAGCGACTGCGCTTCGAGCGAGAACCCGCGGCGGTCGCAGGGCGCTCCTGTCGCAAGAACGCACAACGCCTGAGCTGGGCATCACCAGCCCGATGCTTGGTTCGCAGGGCATGATCTGATGGCTACCGCATACCAGCGCAAAACCGCAGCTCGCAGGGCGACCAGCGGAATCGACAGGCTGGCATCAGAGTTCGACAAGCGGATGCGAGAGCTGTCCGGTCAGCAGGCCGAGAGCTTTGGCGCATACACCCGGCAGGTCGCTGAGACGATGGCTCCGTATGAACAGCAGATGGACCAGTACCGCACTACCCTGCTGCCTGAGTACGAGAAGCAGCGTCAGTCATACCGGCAGTCGCTCGAGGCTTTCCAGGCTCAACTGGAAGAAATTAAAAAAAATCCCACCGTCACTAAGACAGAGCAGGTCGAAATGCCTCGCGGTGGTCTTGCCGGGGTGTTCGGCAGAACGAAGACGGTTACGCAGGAATACCAAGAACCTCGGGAAGTGCCGACCTTCGATCAGGTTGCGCCTGTTGCGCCTGCGATACCTGAAGCCCCGAAGATCGGAGAGTTCGAGACAGCAGGGTTCGAGCAGAAGCGCAAGCAGCTGCAGTCTGATCTTCAGCGCGAGCTGGGTGAGCGGCGCGGTGCGCGGATGGCCGCAGTCCAGCGCCGACCGCGTGGCGGTCTAATGCAAGGAGCGTAAGCATGGACAAGCAAGACAAGATGAAGGCGAAAGCCGCGAAGGTCATGCGCGAGTACAAGGCCGGGACGCTGAAAAGCTCAAGCGGCGAGAAGGTCACCAGCCGCGATCAGGCGGTGGCCATCGCAATGTCCGAAGCGGGGTACAAGAAGAAATGAAAGAGGTTTGGGACAAGGACAGGCCGAAGGGTCTTGGCAAGCCGAAAGAGCTGTCACCGATGCAGCGCAAAGCCGCTGAGATGATGGCGAAGAAAGCTGGCCGAACGTATCCGAATCTGGTGGACAACATGCGGGCGGCGCAGAAGAAATGAAGGCGGCGCACAAAGATCCCGAGGGTGGGCTGACCGAGGCCGGTCGCAGACACTTCGAGCGGTCAGGCGAGAGCAAGAACCTGCAGCCTGGCGTGAAGGAGTCGAATCCTTCTGGCGTCAGGGCGCGGCGCAAAGGATCTTTCCTGACCCGTTTCTACACAAACCCTTCAGGTCCGTTGACAGACGACAAGGGTGAACCGACTCGGCTGGCGCTCGCGGCTCGGGCATGGGGCGAGCCAGCGCCGAGAACCGCAGCATCGGCGAGCAGACTGGCGGCAAAAGGTCGCAGATTGCTCGACCAGGCGAAGGAAGATTAAATGGAATACGAAAAGAGCGGCGGCATCAAGCTGAAGCCTGAGCAGATCATCGCTCGCCAGCAGTTGGCGCAAACCCGGAAAGATGAGTTCCAGCAGATATATCAGGATGCCTATGAGTTCGCGCTGCCTCAGCGTCAGCTCTACGGTGTTTGGGAGGGTGGCTCGACCGGCACGAAGAAGATGCAGCGCGTCTTCGACTCGACCGCGATCAGCAGCACCCAGCGCTTCGCCAACAAGCTGCAGAGTGTGGTGTTCCCGCCGCAGCGCAAGTGGTCGAAGCTCGAGCCGGGTTCGTCGATTCAGGACAAGAACCAGCGCGACCAGCTGCAGGGTGTTCTCGATGCCTACAACGACATCGCATTCGCTGCGCTGAAGCAGAGCAACTTCGACATCGCCATCGGCGAGTTCCTGCTTGACCTGGCTGTCGGCACAGCCTGCATGATGGTGCAGCCGGGTGATGATGTCAGCCCGCTGAACTTCGTCCCGGTGCCGTTGTTCCTTGTCACCTACGAGGAAGGCGCAAACGGCCAGGTCGATAACGTCTACCGAAAAATGCGGATGAAAGGCGAGAGCATCGAGCGGCAATGGCCGGATGCCAAGATCCCCGACGAGATGCAGCGCCGGATCGAGCAGAAACCGACCGACGACATCGAGCTGCTCGAGGCGACGATCTACGACTACACCCGCGGCGACTATTGCTATCACGTTATCGACAAGATCTCGAAAGAGGAGATCGTCTATCGCAGGAGAGCGACCAGTCCCTGGGTCATCAGCCGGTACATGAAGGTCGCTGGCGAGATCTACGGGCGGGGACCGCTGATCACCGCGCTGCCCGACATCAAGACGCTGAACAAGACCAAAGAGCTGCTGCTGAAGAATGCGAGCCTGGCGGTGTCGGGCGTCTACACCGCGGCAGACGATGGTGTGCTGAACCCCAACACGGTGAAGATCGTGCCGGGTGCGATCATCCCGGTTGCGCGGAACGGTGGACCACAGGGCGCATCGCTGCAGCCGCTGACGCGCTCGGGTGACTTCAACGTCTCACAGCTGGTGATCAACGACCTGACCGCAAGCATCAAGCGCATCCTGCTGGACGAGTCCCTGCCGCCTGACAACATGAGCGCACGGTCGGCCACCGAGATCGTCGAGCGCATGAAAGAGCTGGCGCAGAACCTCGGCAGCGCGTTCGGTCGCCTGATCAACGAGACGATGATCCCGTTGATGTCCAAGATCCTCGAGGTGCTGGACGAGCGCGGGCTGATCGATCTGCCGTTGCGGGTCAACGGGCTGGAGGTGAAGGTCAGTCCGGTTGCACCGCTGGCGCAAGCGCAGAACATGGAAGAGGTCAACGCGATCATGCAGTTTATGCAGCTATCGCAGGCAATGGGGACCGATGGCCAGCTGGCGCTGAAGATGGACCGGGTGGTGGACTATGTGGCCGACAAGCTCGGTGTGCCATACGGGGTCAGGAACACGGCGGCAGAGCGGGCTGTTCTGCTCGAGGAAGCGCTTGCCAAGCAGCAGCAACAGATGGCTGCAGAGGCTGCGATGATGCAAGCGGCGGGCGCTCAACAGGGCGGCGCTCCGGTTGACCAGCGACTGATGGAGGCGCTCAATGCGGGATGATGTAGCGCGAGCGGCAGCTGCCAAAGCAATCGAGATCGCGCAGAAGGCGCTAACCAGCGCGAAGCCTGGCCCTGCCGGTCCCGCTGGCCCAAAGGGTGAACCCGGACTTGTCAGGCTCGAGACGATTCCGGTGCCGGGGCCGCAGGGCGAGAAGGGCGACAAGGGTGACCGCGGATCGACCGGGCCTGTTGGTCCGTATGGTGCGCCAGGGCCGAAGGGCGCAAAGGGCGATACTGGCCCGATGGGGCCGCAGGGTGAGCGCGGTCCTACTGGTCCTGCTGGCAAGGACGGTGCTGATGGCATGACAGGCGCACCCGGTCCAATGGGGCCGCAAGGGTTGCCGGGGCCGATTGGCCCGATGCCAAAGCATGAGCGCAAAGGGCTGATGTTCCGGTTCGAGAAAGCGCCAGGACAATGGGGCGACTGGATCGTTGTGCCGACTGGTGGCGGCGGTGGCCGGGATGACAAGCTGACCGATCTTCAAGCGCAGCTGGTTCAAGTCGGAAACCTGATCAAGCAGCAGGGTTCAAACTCTGGCAAGGTCATCGGGACGAACGGGACGACCCTTGAGTGGGTGACCGCATCGGGTGGCGGTGTCACCTCTGTCACCGCGTCTGCACCTTTGGCGTCGAGCGGCGGGGCAACTCCGAATATCAGTCTGACCGGAACGGTTGCCGCTGCTAATGGCGGGACAGGCATTGCTTCCTATACGGAAGGCGACCTGCTCTATGCAAGCGCAAGCACAACGCTGGCAAAATTGGGAATCGGCGCTCCGGGTGAGATATTGCAAGCTGGCGCGACAACGCCAGAATGGGGGATGCTGTCTGGCAACACCACCACGATTCAGCTTAGAAACAGCAGCACACCCGGATCGGTTCCGACTGCTCTTAGCCTGTCTGCTGGCGAGTTGGTGGTCAACACCGCTGACGGGAAACTGTACTTCAAGGACAGCGGCGGGACGGTCAAGGTTCTGTCGCAGGCCGATCAGATCGCTCCGCTGACGACAAAGGGCGATCTGCTTGTCAACGATGGCACGAGCAATGTTCGCCTGCCTGTCGGGACTGATGCTTACGTTCTGACCGCTGACAGCACTCAGTCATCTGGTGTGAAGTGGGCTCCTGGAGGTGGTGGCGGCGGTGCAGCAAGCGCCGACATCCAAGAGTTCACCAGCACCGGCTCATCGACATGGACGAAGCCTTCCGGTGCGAAGATGGTTTATGTGCTGCTGTTCGGTGGTGGTGGCGGTGGTGGGTCAGGCAGGAAACGGTCTAGCGGTGGTCTTGCTACTGCGGCAAGCGGCGGTGCAGGTGGCGCTTCGGGTGGCAGGACAGAGTTATGGATTCCGGCGTCTGCGCTTGGTGCGACTGTAACAGTAACGGTTGGTGCAGGTGGTACTGGCGGCGCTGCTCAGACGACAGATGACACAAACGGAAATGCAGGAAGTGGTCAAACCAATTCCAGTTTTGGGTCTTTTGCGGTAGCAAGAAATGGTGCTTCTGGTTCTGGTGGTACTACAGCAACTGTAGCTGGTGGGTCATCAGGTGGTGGTATTGCTGAAACAGCACTGAGCAGTTCTTTATATGAATCGAATGGTGGTGGTGGTTCGACAGGTGGTGGCTCAAACGGAGGGCGCGGCGGCTATAAACCAGGAGGTGGTGGCGGCGCAGGCGGGTTTGCAGCAAGCAGCACAACCGAAAGAGCTGGAGGGCTTGGTGGATTAGGAGGAGCGTTGTTCGATAGTTCAACTGCTTCAACAGGGGGTGGCGCTGGTGGTGGAAATACAACCGGCGCACCGAACGGTAGTGCTGGCGCAGCAGCATCTTCTTACTTTGTCGGTGGTTCTGGTGGAGGTGGCGGTGCAAGTAGCAGCACTACTGCTGGCAACGGTGGAACAGGAGGCTACCCAGGTGGTGGTGGTGGTGGGGGCGGTGCTGGCTACACAGTCAACTCCGGTGCTGGCGGCAATGGTGGCAATGGCTATGTCCGTGTTGTGACCTTCTTCTGACGAGGACAAGATGCCAAGACAATTCCTCCTTAATCCCGATGGTAGTGTTCCTACCAACGCCAATGTCGAACTGCTGCAAGCAGAGGGAATACCGCTGGTGTTGCCGACAGAGATGCCAAGGCAATCCGGCATGATTGCTGTCGAGCAAGAACCACAGCAGGACGAGCATGGAGTCTGGCGGCAGGTGTGGGTGCTTCAGCCTGCACCAGAGCCTGAGATTGTCCCGGTCGATCCGCTGGCGGCGCTGACCGATGAGCAGAAAGCTGCGCTTGTTGCGTTGCTGCAAGGAGCGTCTGCATGAGTTGGGACGAACTCGATGCGATCACGCTGGATGTGCGCGATGTCCAGCAGAGCAGGGAAGACCTCGACAGGTTGACCATGCGGGTATTCGGAACTGAAGATGGCCAGAAGCTGCTGATGGCGCTGAAGGCCACCTTCGTCGATGTGCCGGTCGCCGCGCCCGGTACTGATCCATCGTTCGCATACTTCGCTGAAGGTCAGCGGGATGTGATCCGGGGATTGATTGCGCGGATTCAACGAGCAAGGAAACTATGAGCGAGCAAGCAAACGAGCCTGGCAGCGCCAGCCTACTCGATGCAGCAGCACCCGAAGCAGCGCCTGCTGAACCGAGCAGGACAGAGATCAGCCACAAGGAGGCTGCGCCAACTGCTGCCGCACCGTCAACGGATGACGAACCGCTGCAGCGACCGGACTATTGGCCGGAGAACTTCTGGAAGAAGGATGACAACGAACCGGATCTTGAGGGCATAGCAAAGTCCTGGCGGGATCTGCGAGCGAAGATCAGCAAGGGGGCGCACAACGCACCGGCTGATGGAAAGTACGATCTGAGCAAGTTCGGCGAAGCCGCTGCCGACCACCCGATGGCCGAGGTGCTGACCGGATGGGCGAAGGAAAACGGACTCAGCCAGGCATCATTCGACGATCTGGTGGTGCAACTGCAGGAACGGGCGAAGGACACGATGTCAGGCGATATCGTTGATCCCGGCACCGAGCTGAAGAAGCTGGGGCCGAATGGCCAGGCTATGGTCAACGGCATGGCCGAGTGGGGCCGCGGCATGGTCAAGAAGGGGATCTTCTCGAGCGATGACTGGGAAGAGTTCAAGATCGCCAACGGCACCGCTGCAGGTCTGCGGATGATGATGAAACTCCGCGAGACTTACGAGGGTCGGGTGCCGATCCAGTCGATGCCGATGGAGAATGCCCCGAGCAGAGAAGAGCTTTACCAAATGGTCGGCGATCCGCGCTACAAGACCGATGCTGCCTACCGGCAGAAGGTCGAGCGACTATTCGCTGCAGTTGTGCAATAATCACCCTGTTGGTTCGCGTCTCCTCCTTCCCGCTCAGCGCGGGTTGCACCCGGCTCAGTCCGGGTGCTTTTTTATCTGCTTGCAATGCGATATCGTTTCGGTTATCTTGATAGGTAAGGCATATCGGGATGCAATGTCTCGACCCTGACAGCGGATGAATCCGACGAGTGGCTGACCGTAATCAGCAAGCGAGGCCCGCAGTAGCGGCTCACCAGCGCGACAACCCTGATCATCAACCGAATGAGGTAATCAAATGAGCGTTTCTCTTTCGAACGCCTTTGTGACTCTGTTCGATGCTGAGGTGAAACAAGCCTACCAGGGCAAAGCAATGCTGGTGGGTGCGGTTCGTCAGCGTCGAGGAGTCGAAGGCTCAACCGTCAAATTCCCGAAAGTCGGTCGCGGCGTGGCTACGGCTCGCGTGACTCAGACCGATGTCACCCCGATGAACGTCGGGTTCTCGACCGTCACCTGCACGTTGAGCGACTTTAACGCTGCCGAATATTCGGATGTGTTCTCGCAGCAAAAGGTCAACTTTGACGAGCGTCAAGAGCTGGCCCAGGTGGTCGGTGCTGCAATCGGTCGCCGCCAGGATCAGATGATCCTTGACGCGCTGAATGCTGCGTCTGGCACCGGCACGGTGGCGAACTCAATTGGTGGCTCGAACACCAATATGAACATCGCCAAGCTGCGCGAAGCCGCAAAGATCCTCAACACCAAGAATGTCCCGGCTGAAGGTCGGAACATCATCATCCATGCAAACTCGCTGGCTTCGATGCTGGAGCAGACCTCGGTGACGAGTTCTGACTTCAATACGGTGAAGGCGCTGGTGCAGGGTGAAATCAACCAGTTTATGGGATTCACGTTCCATGTCCTGGGCGATCGGACTGAGGGTGGCCTGCCGATCGATGGATCGTCGGATCGGACGCTCTATGCGTTCCACCGTGACGCCATCGGTTATGCCGAGGGAATCGCTCCTCGCACCGAAATCAACTACATTCCCGAGAAGACGAGCTGGCTGGTCAATGCTCTGTTCTCGGCGGGTTCGGTTGCGATCGATGCCGAGGGTATCGTCAAGATCACCGCCCGCGACACCGCGGCTGCGGCTTGATAGGAGATTACTGCAATGGCATACGCTGCAGATGGGTTCACCGCGTATAGCGCGAGCAAGCGTGGCAACGCGCCCTCGATGTACGCTTACAAAACGGCCGACGCAATCGCCGATGTCAACACCTCGGGTTATTTCAATAGCCTGTCGAGTTTGCTCGAGGTGGGCGACATCATTCACTGCGTCACCTCGACCGGGACCACCGCGGTTGTCACGCTGGTCTACGTTGTCAGCAACGCATCCGGTGTTGTGGATGTGACTGACGGGACCACCCTGTCGAACACCGATACGGACTAACCGGATCTGATGCAAGAGGGCCAGCTTCTGAGTAATTGGAGGCTGGCCTTTCTCACATTGAGGGAATGACATGGCAGCGGGCGACACCGGGGTTTCGATCAGTTCTGATGCGCTGATTCTGCTGGGCGCGAAGGCGATCTCATCGTTCAACGATGGCACCGATGAATCGTCTGTCTGTGACCGTCTCTATCCCGATGTGCGCGACATGACCCTGAGCATGTACCGCTGGAGCTTCTCGATGAAGAAGACCGGCTTGGCGCAGCTGGTTACCGCACCGGGCAGCTTCTGGCGTTATGCCTACCAATTACCGGGTGACAGGCTCGGCAACCCGATTGCGCTCTACGAGTCGGCTGCAATCGGCAGTCCCGTTCGCAAAGAGTGGGAGATCCAGGGCGATCAGGTTCTGACGAACCTCCCGACAGTATTCATCGACTATCAGTATTCGGTGCCGGAATTTGCGATGCCGCAATACTTCGTCCAGCTGTTGAAGTATCAGCTGGCCTGGCACATTGCCGAGGCGATTACCGAGCAGGGCGACAAGGCTGCGCGGTGGCAGCGCGTGGCGCTGGGTGATCCGTCTGAGAACATGCGCGGCGGGTACTTCAGGCAGGCTTGCCAGATGGATTCGCAGGGCAACCCGACGAGGGTGATCGAGGATTACTCGCTGATTGCGGTGAGGTTCTGATGCCGCGGTTTGTCGATCAGCAGACTAACTTTTCGACGGGCGAGCTGGACCCGCTGATGCGGGCCAGGATCGACCTAGAGGCGTACAACAATGCGCTGGCCAAAGCGACGAATGTGCTGATCCAGCCGCAGGGCGGGATGCGGCGCAGGCCGGGGCTGAAGCATACTCTGGCGCTTCCGTACACCGGCACCGAGTCTGCCGGGAACGGTGTGCGCTTGGTGCCGTTCCAGTTCAGCGTGGCAGACAGCTACATGCTGTGCTTCACGCATAACCGCATGTACGTCATCAAGAATGGCGCGGTGGTGACCAACATCAACGGCAGCGGCAACGATTACCTGACGACGACAATCGGGTCATCGCTGCTGGCGAATCTCTGCTGGACGCAGAGCGCTGACACGCTGATCGTTGTCCATCCGGATCTGCAGCCGGTGCGGATTGTGCGAGGCGCGACCGATGCGACATGGACCGCCAGCACGATCACCTTCGACAGCATCACCAAATACGCTTACACCCTGCAGACCTTCACGCAGATCGGATCGACGTTGACACCCTCGGCGGTCAGCGGGAATGTGACTCTGACCGCATCGACAACGCATCACGACAGCGGCACGGCGCAGGCCGGATCAAGCACAACGATCACGCTGAAGGCGACATCCAGCGCGACAGACGACATCTATTCGGGCATGTATGTCACGATCACCGGAGGAACGGGATCTGGCCAGGTGCGCCTGATCAGCGACTATGTGGGATCGACGAAGGTTGCAACGGTATCGCCTGCATGGGCGACTGCACCAAACGGCACATCGACCTATGAGGTCACCACCTGGTCATCGTTGTCGGTCAATCAGTACATCAACGTATCGCCGCAGGGCCGAGCGAAGATCGTGCAATACGTCAGTTCGACGGTGGTGAATGCGATTGTGGAATATCCGTTCTTCTCGACCAGCGTGATCGCTGCTGGCAACTGGGAGATCGAGTCAGGATACGAGGACGTATGGAGTGCAAGCAGGGGATGGCCGAGGACGGTGACCTTCCACGAGGGCCGACTCTATTTCGGTGGATCAAAGAGCAGGCCCAGCACCATATGGGGATCGAAGATCGGATTGTTCTTCGACTTTGTTCCTGCCGAGTCTTTGGACGACGATGCAATCGAGGCGACCCTCGACACGAATGACCTGAACGTCATCACCGACATTATCAGCGGGCGCGACCTGCAGGTGTTCACCAGCGGCGGCGAGTTCTATATCCCGCAGCAGGGAACCGATCCCGTCACACCGCTGACGTTCACGTTCAAGAACGTGAGCAGGAACGGCATCGAGGCCGGGACGCGGGTGCAACCGCTTGAGTCCGGGTCGGTCTATGTGCAGAGGCTCGGCAAGTCGCTCAACGAGTTCCGGTTCAGCGACTCGCAGCTGACCTACATCACCGAGCGGATCAGCCTGTTGTCCGGTCACTTGCTGAAGACTCCTAAGCGGATCGCGCTGAGGAAGGCCACCTCGACGGATGAGGGCGACCTGCTGATGCTGACGAATGACTCGGACGGGAGCCTGGCGGTCTACAGCGTGATGCGGTCCCAGCAGATCACCAGTCCGAGCGAGTTCACGACAGATGGTCGGTTCGTCGATGTCGGTGTTGATGTCAGCACGATCTATGTGGTGACGAAGAGAACCTTCAACTCGGTTGACCGCTGGTTCGTCGAGATGTTCAGCGACAGCCTGTTCACGGATTGCGCGTTTACCGGCGGGGCTGCAGCGAGTGCATCGAGCCTGCCGCACATCGGCAAGTCGCTCAACGTGATCTGCGATGGTGTGCCGCAGAGCAATGAGACGGTAAGCGGCGGCGGGTCGGTCACGTTCGACCGGGCCAGCACGACAAGCTACGAGGTCGGACTGCCGATCACGATCTACGCGAAGACGATGCCGGTGGAGCTGGCGCTGCAGACTGGCAGCAGGCTGTCGATGAAGAAGCGGGTGGTCGAGATCAGCGCGGTGGTCAAGGACTCTCAAGAGTTGATCCTGAATGACCAGGTGATCCAGTTCAGGCTGTTGGACAACCCGCTGCTGGATCTGCCGGTTCCGACATTCACGGGCATCAAGCGCGTCAACGGAGTGCTGGGTTACAGCAGGGAGCAGGCCATTGAGATTGAGCAGTCCCTGCCGCTGAAGCTGACGCTGCTCGGACTCGACTACCGCGTTGCGGTTTACTCTGGAACCTGACATGGCATTCGACCCTGCATCTGCAATGGAGACGCAATTCGCGGCTGCGCCTGCTGGTGGCGGCATGGCAATGCCTGCTGCATCGACGATGGTGGCGGGCGCTGCGTTTGCGAATGCTTATGCCGCGAACCAGATGGGCAAGGCTGCGGCGATCAACCAGCAGACAGCCTATCTAACGCAGGCTCGGGACACTCTGGCGATTGCCGAGGTCAAGGCCGAGACATCCAACCAGTACGCGATGCTGCAGGCTGGCCGCACGTTGCTGCGGTCAGAGATGGAGGCGCTGAACTACAAGATCGCTGGCAACACGCTGCTGAAGAACTTGCGGCGCAGCAATGCGGCGATCAGGGCCAGGGCCGCGGCGAACGGTGTGGCATTCGGCGAGGGTTCGATGCTGGCGCTGCAGGGCGAGAATGTCGGGGCAACGATGCGGGATGTCGGCATCGCTGACCTCAACGCGCTGACGGCGCAGGTTCTCGGATTCGAGGATGCGACCGCGATGCTGCAGAGTACCGAGTTCCAGACTTATCTCAGCACGTTCGCGGCGCAACGTCAGGCTGGCGGCCTCGAGGCAGCAGCGGCGACGACCCGGCGCTATGGTGGCCTGATGGCTGATGTGCAGCTGGCTGGCGCGGCGCTGCAGCTTTACAGGACGACATGATGGCAACGCGAATCGAATCAGGGCAGATGCAACTTGCTCGGCCTGGCAATGTGCCGATGGTGCAGGCGCAGATGCCTACCGTGCAGCCGATTGGGTTCCAGGTTGCGGCGCAGGAGCAGGGTCGCATGGCGCAGCTGATCCAGCGCATGAGCGAGTCGCTCTTCAAGGAAGCCGGTCAGATGGCCGAGCAGGAAGGCTTCCGGTACGCAGCCGAGAATCCGCTCACCGACGAAGAGATCGCACTGGCCAGAGACGGGGCGATCACAAAGCCAACAGGCCGGATCTTCGATGACGCTTTCCGCAAAGCTCGCAGCCTGCAGCTGGCGAGTCACTTCGAGGCCGAGGGCATCAATAACATGTCGAGGTTGCTGCCCGACATCGAAGCCGGTCGCATCACCAGTGAGCAGGTGATACTGAAGCTGCGCGAGATGAACAGCGGTTTTACTGCATCGCTTGCGAAGTTGGACCCGCAGGCCGCGATGAAGTTCAACGCGAGCATGGCGGCGAGCGGAAACACGATTGTCAGGAAGGCGCTTGAGACTGAGATCCGGCAGGACCGGGAGAGGAACCGCATCAAGTTCGACGTACTCTATGACCGTGTGTCGGGTCTGCTGCAGACAACGCTTGAGCAAAACCCGCAACAGGCAAACGAATTGATTGAGATGTACAAGGGGCAGATCAGCACATCGGCGCTAACGCTCGGCGATGCGGTCATGCAGAAAGAGTACAGCGACCGATTCTTGCGTGACATCAGAGCGGCAAAGATTGCGGTGCTGACCAAGGAGTTGACCGCCAACCCGGATAATCTCGACAATCCGATGCTGATCCTGAATGCTATTTCGGTCGGCAACATCGGCGGCAAGTTGACTCCTGTGCTGCAGGACTTGATGACAAATGATTTCGAGGCTGTTCGCACGGTTCAAGCAAACTTCTTGGCTGCGGTGTCCCAGCGTCAGACGTTGCAAGAGCAACAGCGCAAAGAGCGGGATCGTCAGGCGACTGCGGAAATAGGTGGCTTGTACGCTTCTGCTCTTGAGCGATCTGAGAGCGATCCGGCGAGGGGTGCGATTGTCAGTCGCATATTGGAAATCAGCCGGGAAAATCCAGGCGTGGTCCCGTGGTCAATGGTCGGTACCCTTTTCAAACCGAAGCAAGTCGAAAATCAATCGGTCGAGTTCAGCGCCAGGTTGCTGATCGACAACGGCACGATCACCGATCCGAATCAGATATGGTCATTGACTGAGGGGCAGAACCCGATCACCGGCGGTCAGGCTTTGCAGTTGCTGAGTTATTTCAATTCATCAAATCGTCGGGAAGAAACAGACAAGAACACGATGCTCTCGCGGCTGGCTGGTGTTGCGACTGTGCCGGGTCAGGTGGTGCTGATCGACCCGAAGAGCGCCGAGTTCCAGCGCAGGCAAGAGCTGGTTAAGCAGGCTGCGTTCTTCGAGGCAGAATCTTCAGAGAAGGGTGAGCGGTTGACCATGCCACAGCTTGAAAGCAAGCTGACGGACTGGTTGAACACCAAGCGGAACACGGCGCTGGTGCAAGAACTTCGCAGTCAGTTGCAGGTATATGAAAAACAAGCAGGGGGAACAATTACCGAATCCAATTTGGAGGCGCTGGAGCGCAGCGGGAAACTTAGCAAACCCAAGTTGAACACAGTTCGACAAATCCTGCAGCAGATCAGGGAGGCCGAGGGTAAATGATGGACCTTGATGATGCTTACATGAACCGCATTGCGCGGATGCAGTATCCCGGCGATCTGGAAGCAGAGGCGCAAGGTGAAGCAACGGGCCTTGAGCAAGCCGCACAGCAGGCGCTGGTCGGGACGTTGCCGCAGCCTTTCGCTCCTGCTCCGGAGCCTATGTCGCAGCCAACGGGATCGATCCGAGAGATTCCCCGCAATATGTTTGAGCAAGCGCTGGGACGATTCGGAGAGGCGCTGACGGCGGCGGGTGTGCAGTTGGACAAGGTGGGCATTGACATCCCGGCGCTTGGCCGGGTCACGCTCAAAGACCTGACAGTCGGCGACGTGGGCAAGGTCATCGAGGACATGAGCTACGGTTTCCCTCCGACTCGCGGTGCTGGCGGGATTGGTGGCACATCAGGCTTGAAGCCTGAAGCGACCGAGCTTCTAAACCTGCCGATTGTCGGAACGGCTGCGCGGGCGACTGGGACTGTTGCTGCGGCTGGGGCGAAGTTTGCTGCGCCGAAAGTCGGGGAGATGCTCGACAGCTACATGCGGCGCACCGGCATGACGATGAACATTGCGCCGATAAACCCAAGCGATTTCAACCCGGCACAAGAAATCAAGATCGCGGTTGATGCGATACAGTCAGACCCCAAAAAGGTTATTTATCTGCCACAAGCGGAACGTGCGCCAGCGGTTGCGTTACGAATTACACAACCCAAGGTTGCAGGGACAGGAGAGAGGGGTGTTGTAACAGTAGCAGATGTTGGATCGGTTCTTGAAAAGTCGCAAGTTGAATTTAATGGGGGCAAGGTTCTCGATCCTACAAATCCGCAAGATTTATCCAAGATGATCGACTCAGCCTCCGCGGAGGCTGAATTTCAACTGTCTCAACCAATAAGCGGTGCGACTTGGTATGAAGACGATGTGAGCAAGGCTTTTGAACTCTCATCAAAAATCGTGCCGCAATTGGCTACAGATGAAGACTTGCGTGTGCTAACCACAGCATTTGCAGCATCAACAAGCTACAACAAACGAGCTGGTGACAATTGGGCTGTTGCCACTAAGATTGCCGATCATTTAATGAAGACCGGAACTGTTGCGGCTCGCAACCCTGATAACGGAAAACTTTGGGGCGGCACAACGGGGCCAATTATGGAGCAACAGCTAAAGCTCCACGAGTACATGATCAACAAAATGGGTATCGACAAGTATGCTGAATGGTTGTTGACTCCGCACACAGTCAAAGAAATCGCTGCTATGAAAATGGAGTCTGGTCTATACAAGTCACCAGGCGTCCCAGGCAAAGCAAACGATATGAAGATGGGTTCTTTTATTATGGGTGAAAAGGGTGGCGCTTTTTTCTTGAACCTGAATGGCATCAAAGAAACGACAGCAGACAAGTGGTTCTCCCGTACCTACAACCGTCACACGGGTACGCTGACATCTGGCCAGTTGTCTGAGCAAGGTGTCGTTGATAAGCCTCGCAACGAAGGTGAACGCGCTCTGATGAAAACGTGGAACCGTGCGGTGGCTGACAACGTCAAACTTAATGAACAAGCAAACCAAGCGGTGCTGTGGTACTTTGAGCAAAACCTGTACTACAATTTGGGCGTAAAAGCAGCTAAATCGGAGAGCTTTTCAGATGGAGCAAAAAACCTACTCAACGCAAGAGGAATCCCCTTCGATGATGTCGCACAACCTGGAGCTGCAGGCGGCAGCAATGCGCCTCAAGTTGGAGGAAAACCGCAAAGCGCAACAGCAGCAGGGAATCCAGTCAGCAGCGGAGCGGTTGCAGCAACTCAAAGCACAACCCCCTCAACAGTAAAACGGGGCAAAGGCGCTCCGCAGTCTGGAGCGCAATGATGGCAATCTCACAAGCACCTCTTGAAGAGCGACTGAGCGGGATTCTGCCGGAGACTCAGCAGCCTGAACCGATGCCTGCAGAGGAAGTCACCGATGCGGTGATCGAGCCTCCCACCTCGGAGCCGGGTACGCCAGCGATGGAACCGATCATGGTGGCTGGTCGCCGGTCTGTTGCTGGCGCGATCTTGCGCGGGTTCACCAAGTCCGTGCGGGATGTCAGCCCCGAGGCGTACCAGACACCACCCGGCGAGCTGCCGCCTGTCACCACCGAAGGCCGGTACAAGATCATTCCCGAGGCAGATCAGCAGCTGACCGATGAGGTTGAGCGGGCGGTCTACAGGCGACAGGCGTTCTCCCCGTTGACGGGCAAGCCTCCGAGCGAGGCGTTCAACCTGAATCAGTTCAGCGACCGGGATGTTGCTGGTGTCATTGCCGGGGTGTCTGACGCGCTGGGGATTAAGACCAAGCAGGTGACATTTGCCGAGATCAAGCAGAAAGCCGATGACTCAGGGATCGATGAGCGGTTCATTGCTCGAGTGATGTCGAGCGATGGCAAGATGCTCTCGAGTGCGCCGGAGATGTACAAGGCGCTTGAGTTGCTGGACATCAGCGGAGGAGAGTTGGATCGGATGATGAAGCTGGTTGCATCAGGTCAGGCCAGCGACATCGACAAGCTGCAGCTGCGCCAGCAGATCGCATTCCACGGGACGCTGCAGAAAGCCATCAAGGGCATCCAGTCTGAGACTGCCCGAGCGCTGGCAATCTTTCGCATCCCGCGTGACGGCGGCGGCAACATGAATGCCGTGCGCCAGATCCTCGATGAGTACGGCGGCGACAAGTCGATTGACGATTTGGCGAAGAAGTATCTGACGCTGGAGTCCCGCGCTGCTCGCAACGAGGTTGTCGAAAAGTCCATGTTTTCCAGCCTGACTGATGTCTGGATTACATCGTGGATCAACGGCATTTTGTCTGGCCCGGTGACTCATGCGAAGAACATCACTGGCGGCATACTGTTCGGGGCGTACCAGATCCCCGAGCGAGCGGTGGCATCGCTCTACAGCAACATCCTGCCAAAGGGTGTGCGGTCTTGGGGGGAACTTGTACCAGGCAGCGCTGATGAGAAGATCGGACTTGATGAAGCTCTGACGATGATTCAGAGTTTGCGAAACGGGTTGCTCGAGGGTTTCCAGATGGGGGCCAGGGCTTTCCGTACTGGTGAGCCGAGCGATGTGCTGACCAAGATTGAGACGCAGCGCGGTGGGCGCGAGACGCTTGGTGAAGCATTGCAGCGCATGACCGGGGCTGACCCTAATTCATTCTTAGGCAAAGGGCTGGAGTATTACGGCACGGCGATCACGCTGCCAGGCCGAGCGTTGATGTCGGAAGACGAGTTCTTCAAGGGTGTGTTCTACCGGATGCACCTCAACACTCTGGTTGATCGTCGCGGAAAGCAGGTCTATCGGGATGCGCTTGAGAATGGCGCAACGGATCAGCAGGCTATTGCCGCAATGCAGACCGAGATGACATCGCTGCTGCAACACCCGCCAAGGGATCTCGATGATGCTGCGATGGAATATGCACGGCGCGGCACGTTCACCGCGGATCTACCTCCTGGATTGCGA